TTGGGTGTTGTTGGGCTGTCCGGCCACAGGATACGAAGCATCTATATTGTTTGGGTTGATCTGACTAGTCATTTGTGTTCCTTTGCTTTGTAAGCAGTAATAGATATTTATTAGAATTCTGCACCCACTAAATAATCCAAATGAACAATACTAATACCGTTTGCCTAGAGCCATTTAAAAATCTCAGCATCGAATTCCGTAACAATAAACCTGCTATTTCCCCTTGTTGCATATATCCAATATTCCAGGCAGAAACAGTAGATTTTGTGAACAACACTGAATTGATCAAAATTCGGCAACAGTGGATCGATGGAACTCCACCAGTTGGGTGTAAATCATGTACTGAAATGGAAAGCCAGGGGTTCCCCAGTCGCAAGCAAATTGCTGACGATAGTTGGGCAGCCCACAATCCTCCACTCCGGCCTGGCGATGTTCCCACGGTTGAACTAACAAATATGGATTACTGGGTTGGTGACATCTGCAATTTAGCCTGTATCATGTGCGGACCTTCTAACAGTAGTTTGTGGAAACAGGAGCTTGGATTTATTAAAGACATGAAAAAATCTATAATAAATGATTCATGGAAAAACTTAGATTTAAGTCATATAAAAAATATTCATTTTTGGGGCGGCGAACCGTTTCTCAGTAAAGAACACGTGGAATTTCTACAAGCACTACCAAACAAATCTAAGGTCAAGTTGTATTATACTACCAATGGCACAATACAGCCCAGTTCAGAACTACTAGAGGTCTGGGCTGAATGCGAATGGATTGATGTATTTTGTAGCCTAGACGACATTGGCGAAAGATTTGAATACATAAGATATCCAGCAGACTGGACTCAGACAATAGAAAACTTTCGTTGGATGATTGACAATTGTGGGAAAAACACAGCATTTGGCATCAATACCACAGTTAATATTTTAAGCCAATGCTATGTTGACGAAATTACAAACTGGTTTGCAACAAATTTTAAACATGATAAACTGGGTCGACCGATACCACATGATCTAAATCCAACAATAGGTCCAATGTCTGTCACCAGTGGCCATGATATTGTTATCAAGCATCTTGACAGGATAGATCAACGTCGCGGAACCGACTGGCGCAAAATATTCCCCAAGGCAGCAGAACAAATTGTTCCGTCAATAAGTACTAAATAATACAAAGGCCCTGTAGTAATGCAAAAAAAGACACGTAGTTTGTTAGAAGAACTGGACTCAATGTATGTTGAGCGTGATCGTCGCCTGATAATTGAAAGCAGAGCTGACAATATCATTGCCAGTGCTATCCGTCTAGTAGAACAAATTGAAAAAGAGTTTGGTGCTGAACAGGCAGAAAATCTCACAAGAAAATTGCTCAATGCCATAAGAACAAAGGATGCTGGAAAGTTTTCTAGATCCGTTAGGAAAACCAATGCAGATTCATGAAATAACACGTCGCCGCATAAACGAAGCTGGTATAATGGGACAAATTGGCAGCAACATTGCTACAGGGCTAGCTAATAAATTGTTACCAGGATCTGTTCCTGCAGACCAATTTGTAGGTTCGCCAACATCTGCAAATCAACGCCAGGCAGCAGCCGGTCAGATGAATCGATCATTGTTGGCTCCATTGGCCAAACAAATGCAACAACGTTGGGCTCAAGCGGTACAACAACTGGTGAGCACTTCAAAGTCAGTGGCTGATCCCAAGATACCCGCCACAGGCGCAGACCAGCTGGCACCTGCAGAACTCACACAAGAATTTGAAAAATTTCTAAACAGCCTGTTTGCTCCTAACATTGACATTGCTGGCCTTGCGGCCTTGAGTGACAACAATGATGCACGTATGTTATCACAGCAGTTGCCAGTGCAAATTCAGTCTGCAATTGACGTGACCATGGATCCCAAAACCAATGCTGGCAAAGCCAATAAAACCTGGATGGATTTGGCAACGTCAGTACAACGTGCCAAAAGCATAGCACAGTTCAGTGGCGCTCGACGAACAGCCTCCAGCAGAGTAAATCCACAGGCCCAGAAAGTGGCTGATGAATTGGACCTAGATGCAAATCAAGTTGCACAAATGCAACAAATGGCAAGAGATCCAGCGAGCCTGGCAGCGTTACAACAATTAATTGGTATGAAGAAATAAATCATGTATCTCAAAGAAGGCGGAAACGTATTTAAAGACAAGCAAGGTCAGCCACTGACGCAACGCATCAATCAAGCGGATGTGCCTGCCACCATTGCTTATATTGAAAACATTCTGGGAATTGACTTTCCACCCGAACGCTGGCTAGGATCCACTGGCCGCAAACCCACATCTGGTGACCTAGATCTTGGGGTGGACCTAAACGAAATTGATAAAGATCAATTGGCCACAGCACTGCAACAGATTGTGACCAGCCAAGGATTAGATCCACGTGAATGGGTTGTTAAAAAGGGCGAAGTACACTTTCGTACTCCCATTGCCGGAGACCCCAACAAAGGTTATGTGCAAACAGACTTTATGTTTTTCCCCAACTTGGACTGGGGCACGTTCTATTATGGTGGCGCAGAAGGTTCAGCATTCAAGGGTATGAACCGTAATGTACTGATGTCCAGCATGGCCAAAGCCCTGGGGTTCAAAGTAGGTGCCAATGGCATGTTCAGTAGATCAACAGAAGAACTAGTGCCAGGCGGAATGGATCCTAACCATGTGGCTCGGGTGCTGTTAGGTCCCGCATTCACAAAAGAAAATTTAAAGAATGTGGAAAGCATCTACGCCGCATTAAGCAATGACCCCAATAAAGATGCCAAGCTAAAAGACTTCCGTGATTATCTCACACGTGAAGGATTAAAAGAGCCACAACTGTCGGTGTCAGAAGACGACGTGAGTTTCTTGGGACGCTTGCGTGATCGTATTGTCAATCGTGGGTATGTTGCTTTAGTTGAAGCAGAAGAGCCTGGTGTGGGTGGCCGAGCCAAAGGTATTGAGCACTTGGAAGATCTTGTGTTCCGTCGTGGCACACAAGGCATAATTGATGCATTAGAAATTGTTCAACACGCTACAGAGAATCCACGTACAACTACAGCCAAGTGGGATGGCAAGCCTGCTGTGATCTGGGGCCGCAAACCCGCCACAGGTGAGTTTGTGTTAACTGACGGATCAGGCTTTGAAGCCAAGGGCTATGACGGCCTTGCTACAAGTCCCCAAATGATGGCTGCTATTCAACGCACACGTTCGGGTAGTCGTGACGAATTAATTAATTTGTACGCACAGCTATTCCCTGTGCTAGAAGCCACATTGCCCGCTAACTTTCGTGGCTACGTCAAAGGTGATTTGTTGTACATGTCAACACCCCCGGAGATTGCAGGCAACTATGTTTTCCGTCCCAACACTGTTGAGTACAAAATTCCAGCCCGAAGTAACTTAGGACAACGCATTGGCAATAGTGATATTGGTATTGCAGTACATAGCATGTACTCAGATGTAGGAGATGCAAGACAGCCACTCAGCGGCGTAAAGTTCAATGAAGTGCCTGGATTGATGCTAGAGCGTCCTGCAACTCCTAAATCATTGGCTACCGAGCCCGCCAAGGTAAAACAACTCAAACAGTTGATTCGCACAGATGGAACTGCCATTGCCACATTGTTTAATCCTGCAGAACTGCGGGCACACAAGATCACTGACCTTGCCAAACTGTGCGTGGATTATATCAACACCAAGGTTGGTTCTCCGCTGAACCCTGCTACACTGTTGCCCGAGTTTGGCGAATGGTTACAAAGCAAAGTAACACCCAGCAAGTTCCGCAACATTGTGGAATACTTGGAAAGCCCTAGTAGTAATACCCCTGCCCTGGCCGCTGCCTTTACTGCGTTTATACTGTTGCATGATCTAAAAATGGATATCCTAAAGCAAGCAGACCTAGAGCACCCTGGACAAGAAGGCTGGGTAATGGCCACGCCTGCAGGTTATGCAAAAGCTGTGAATCGTTTTGATCCCAATGCTTTTGCCGCTCAAAACCGACAGAGAAATAACTCTCAACCCACATGATTTTTCCAAATTGACTAAATAAAAGCAGACCCGTAATGGGTCACAAACTTAAAGGAAATTTATCATGGCATATATTACACCCGTAAATGGCGATTCCCAACCGGTATTCGCAATCGACGTACAAAACGGCCCAGTAAGCCCATCAGCTTCTACAGCCGCTACACCAGTTAACCTAGCTGGTCCTAAGTTAGACTTCTTCCGTGCTGTTGCTAACACTACTGTTGTTTCACAACAAGGTGTTCAAGAGTACGTTGGAAACGTTATTCAAGCTATTCAACAAACTGCTACAATCGCAATGTATCAAGTTGACGGTACAGTATTGAGTTTCGCTACTTACCCAACAGGTGCGTTTGCAAATGCTTCTACTAACACCAGCGCCGCTGTGTTCTTGGCAGCTGCCAACATCACTTACACTGGCTATCAGTTGGACAGTGCAACCAGCGTTGGCTTCAAGCTATCGACCTAATCAATAATTGATTAAACAAAAACCCAGGTTAGAAATATCCTGGGTTTTTTGTTGGCCGTTAAATACTGGTATAATGCGAATACTCTGTAGAACTCTGTTTGATTGCTCGGCCACCGGCATCACTGGTCATTTTAGACCCAGCCAAATACCTTTTACGGATGGCGCTGGCAACACAATTAAAAATCAACACGACTGGACATTTGCCAGGAATCAACAGCGCAATTGGGAAACATTGAATCAACTAATTAGTCTGCGTACACAGCCATTGAATGTTATACCTAACGGCAATGATTCAGGAACTTGGCAATTTGAATTTGAAGTTGAGCACGGAGAAGTATACAGTACTACTGGACACGCAGGAGACTTAACTGGATTAGTAAATGAATGTGCAGGTGTGCCTATGCTCACAGGATTAACTGAAAAGCTCACCGAGCAAGCAGTGTTAGTAACAGCTGGACCAGATCAGAACATTTGGTTTGAACCCATAAATAAATGATGGGAGCCCATAATGGACACAACTGATATTGAGAAAAAGAGTCTAGAAGCACATGTTGAATTGTGTGCCGAGCGATATAAAATGCTTGAACTTAAATTAGAGACTCTTGAGTCCAATGTAGAAAGCCTTAAAGGCACCATTGACGAAGTGCATAATATAGTGCAGGAAATGGCTGCTAAACGTAACGATCAGTTGGTCACATGGGGATCGGGGATCATTGGCATGCTGTTGGCCACTGTTGGATGGCTAGTCACAACGTATGTATTTAAATGAACAAACAAAACAAGCTAGAAGCCTTTGCCGCAAAAGAACTACTCAATCTAACTGACAAGTTGATTGTGAGTGATGGGCGAGGTGGCATACTGGCTTTTGGAAAATACAATATTATACCCACAGACTACAAGTTTATAGTTAATGTTAAAAATCAAGATCCTATAACATTTGGTAGCAAGCGCAGTGCAATCAGCTGGTGTATTGCAGATCAACACAATCAACTCACACTAGCACGAATAATACGCACACTAGATACCAAAAAACATAGTCTAGCGGCGGATATACACTGCCGTCAAACACTTGCAACACGTAGCAAGCACGAAGATTTTTACGAAGGTGTTTCCATCAAACTTCAACGCAAGATTGATCACATGGAAGCAGTTGATGCCGAATTAGAGAAATGTTTAATTTCGGCTAAATATATGCAAATTAGAGGATTCTCAAATGAAACTGCAAGAACTGGCCGCCCCGTCGCCAACAAAACAAATCGCTAAAGTTTTCGAAAGTTACTTTGGCTCTAACATTGAGTTTGACCGTTTAACACCGCGACAGACTCAACACCTGTTGCACCGTGTGCAAGGTCTGCTACATGAGCATCGTTCAGGGTCTGCTAGATATCAAAGCCAACAGAATCCTGGTTACCTTAAACTGGTAATGATGGAACAGGCATTGACCACACGCATGGCTGAAGAAGCTATTCCTGTTGCTCCTGCCGCTGGTGTAGGCGCTACTCCAGGTGCTAAACCTGCACAACCAAATACTGTGCAAGTAAAAGATCCTAAGTTGGCTGCAGCCTTGAAAAAGAGCACTAGTGGTCAAGCATTGAATCCTGAAGAGCAAAAGCTAGTGGCCGGCGCTGCCATGATGCAGGCCGAAAGCCGACTGCGTCGTGTGATGACTCGTTTGAACGAATCTGAAGTACAACAAGCTCAAGTTGTTTTGGCCGCACAAGACATGGTTGATAAAATGCAAGGCATGCTAGAAGATGTAACTGAGTTGCAGTTCAAAGAGTTGCCAGCCTTAGTTGACTCTATTAAGAACCAAGTGGGCATGGATCAAGCCACAAGATTCAACTCAGATGCCACAGCCGCTCTTGCTGGTCTGGTACAAAATCTACAAGGTGCCAAAGCTGCCTTGGATCAAGCTCTGGGCGTGGTAACAGGCCAAGCACCTGCACCAGACGCTGGCATGGCCACTGCCCCTGGCGTGGTAGATGTGCAAGCTGACATGGCTGCTCCTGCTCCCGAAATGGGTGGAGAAATGCCGGTAGAACCAGAAGCAGCCGCAGGCGGCGCTGGACTGGGCCGAGCACGTAGATAATGCGATTCCGTGAATTCATAACGGAATCCTCAACGCCAAGTCCCGATGAACTATTGGGGCTGGTCAATTTTCTTGCCGGACGTGCAGAAGACGAAGGCGCCCAAAAACAAATTTCTCGAGGTGCATTTATTAGTCTTGCACAAAGTCTGAATATCAATGTCACCGAAGACAATATTGAAGAAATTGTTGGACAACCTCCACTGAGTTCGGTGTTAGAACCTATGACCCCAGAATCACAAGAAATCATATTCAAAGGTGCCGGAGAACCAGAAGCTCCTGCCACAATGCCCGTTAACAAAGCACAAGACATAGTTGCCAATGCCGCTAAATCGGCAATGAACAAATCCCGCGGCGTTTAATCAAAACTGTCAACATTTGGTTGACTGCAGGCGTTATATATAGTATAATAACTCAAAGGAGATCACAATGAAAAAGATCTTAATTTCACTAGCATTGTTGATGGTCACTGTGCCTGTGCTGGCACAGCACTGGAATCATGGCCACAGACACCACGGTCATGCTAGGCACTATGGTCAGGGCAACTGGGTTGTTCCTATCATTATTGGCGGTGTAGTGGGCGCGGCAATTGCTAATCGTCCTGTGCAAGCAGAAACTGTGTTTGTTCAGAGACAACCAGTAATTGTGCAACTGCAAGAATCATGCACCCCTTGGAAAGAAATCCAAACACCGGATGGTCAAACATACCGAGAAAGAACTTGTACACAATAATATGGCATACTCACACAAAGTTGTAGATCACTATGAAAATCCCCGGAATGTCGGATCTTTTGACAAGACTGATACTGA